GCAGTACCTTACGCATTACTTGAACAAGAAATAGGCGATTACTTAATTAACGAGGTGCAAAACGGATTTAGCGGAACGAAAGTAGTCAACTTTAACAATGGAGTTCCAAGCGAAGAACAACAATCAATCATTAGCCAAAAAGTTTTAAACAAATTAACGGGTTCACGAGGGCAAAAAGTAATTGTTGCGTTTAACGACAATGCGGAATCAAAAACAACGGTTGAAGACATTCCATTAAACGACGCTCCAGAACATTACACTTATTTAAGCGAAGAATGTTTACGTAAAATAATGTTAGGACACAACGTTACAAGTCCGTTATTATTCGGGGTTGCTTCAACAAATGGATTTAGCTCAAACGCGGACGAATTAAAAAATAGTGCGGTATTATTCGACAATATGGTTATTAGACCTTTTCAAGAAGAATTATTAGACGCATTCGACACGATTTTACATTTTAACGGAATAAGTTTAAAACTATTCTTTAAAACTTTACAACCTTTGGAATTTACGGATTTAGAAAACGCACAAACCGAAGAACAAATAGCAGAAGAAACGGGAACGGAATTAAGCGCAGAACCAAAGAACGACGCTTTAGCGCAGGCGTTAATTGATATGGGCGAAGACGCAGACGAAAATTGGTTATTAATAGACGAAAAAGAAGTTGATTACGACAACGACGACGAAGAAAATGAACTATTAAGCAAAGAACCAAAGCAAAGTTTTTTAAGCAAAGTTGTTAATTTAGTTTCAACGGGTGACGCAAGACCAAATATAACCGACAAGCAAGACAAAGTTATTGACGGAATAAAATTTGTTGTAAGGTACAAATATGTTGGTTTAACAAGGAAAGGTAATACCCGCGATTTTTGTAATCAAATGGTTTTAGCTAATAAGATATATAGAAAAGAAGATATTTTAAGAATGGGTTCGCAAATTGTAAACGAAGGTTGGGGACCAAATGGCTCAGACACTTATTCAATTTGGTTATACAAAGGCGGGGGCAATTGCCACCATAGATGGAATAAGCAAGTATACGCGGTTTTATCGGGTACGGCTTTAGACATAAAAGAAAACACAAAAAAAATAGCGCAAGCAAAGGCGGAAAAATTTGGCTACAAAATAACGAACCCAGATTTAGTTGCAAAGCGCCCCGTAGATATGCCAAACTATGGTTTTTTACCAAGTAACCCACAACCAAGAAGAAATATTACAAGATAATGGCTGAAGCACTTTTAATTTCACGAAACGACATAGTTAAGTTTACCGCACTAAACGGAAACATCGACACGGATAATTTTATACAATGGATTAAGGTTGCTCAAGATATTCACATTCAAAATTACTTGGGGACAAATTTACTTGAAAAGATTAAAACCGACATAATAAACAACACGCTTGCAAACCCTTATTTATCGTTATTAACGACGTACGTTAAACCTATGCTTATACATTGGGCAATGGTCGAATATTTGCCGTTTTCGGCTTATACAATCGCGAATAAAGGCGTGTTTAAACATACGAGCGAAAACGCAACAACCGTAGAAAAAAACGAAGTAGATTTTTTAGTTGAAAAGGAACGAATGATTGCGCAAAATTACACGGAGCGTTTTATTACTTACATAAATTTTAACAATACTTTGTTCCCAGAATATAGCAATAATTCAAACGCGGATATGTTTCCAAGTACTCAAAACAATTTTACGGGTTGGTATATATGAAAAAGAAACACAAACCAAAAGAAACAAACATTAAGAAATTACTTGTTTACTTAACTAAAATAAAAGAACAAAAATAATGGAACATTTACGAGCTTTATCTTTATTGTTTTTTGCCTTTGCTTATTTAACTGCAATTGCTATGTTTTTTGCAGACCCGTTATTTTTAAAATTTGGCGGGGTTGCTTTATTCGCTTTTTTGACGCACCAATTAATAGACCAATACCACCTAAAAAAATGAAAATACAATTATTTATATTACTTACAAATATACGCTTGTCGGCTATGAAATTACTTGGGGTTGTTGGAGCGTTCTTTTTGCCTATTTCGGGAATATTATTTTTAATTGGTTTTGCTATTTTGCTCGATACTTTAACGGGACTTTGGAAGGCTAAAAAACTAAAAATTAAAATAACATCGCGTAAACTTTCGGCGGTTGTTTCTAAATTATTTTTATACGAAGTTGCCGTTATTGGATTCTACTTAATAGACTTTTGGATTCTCAACGATATTATTCTAGTTTTTTTCAGCATACCTTTAATGTTGACAAAAATACTTTCGCTTATATTAGTTAGTATCGAGTGTATTTCAATCAATGAAAATTATATCGCTATTCGTGGAATTTCAATCTGGGATTCAATGAAAAATTTATTCGCACGTGCTAAAGAAATTAAAACCGATTTAAATGGAATTAGACATAACCAAGATAGTACAACAACGCCTATCTAACGACCAATTTTTACAAGAAGAACACCCGAAAAAACAAATCTATTTACACCACACCGCAGGCGGGGGCAATCCAATTGCAGTTGCTAAATACTTTGAGCAAAAAGAAGGTAAGGTTGCAACGGCTTTTGTAATTGGTGAAAAAGGTACAATCGTGCAATTATTCAGTTCTAAACATTGGGCGTATCATTTGGGATTGAAGCCAGAAGTATTCGCAGAAATGGGCGTTACTTATCGGAGCTTAGATAAAATTTCAATAGGTATTGAGATATGTAATTACGGGCCGTTAAAAAAGCAAAACGGATATTTTGTTAATTACGTAGGCGGACGCGTTGACCGTTCACAAGTTACCGAACTAAACGGAAAATACAAAGGGCATATTTTTTGGCAAAAATACACGGACGCACAAATCGAAAGCACGCGCCAATTATTAGTTTACCTTTGCGATACTTACGGAATAAGCAAAGAATATTTTGATTCTATTTTTGACATTGACAAACGAGCATTAAAAGGCGAAAACGGAATTTTTACGCACAATTCAGTACGCCACGATAAAAGCGATATTTACCCGTGTCCGCGAATGATTGAAATGCTAAAGAACTTATGAAAAAACTAATTGCATTTTTAAGCGTTCTAACGATGTTTAGTTGCTCAAGTGAACGCTTGGCACAATACCACTACAAAAAAGCGCTTAAACACGGCTTAAAATTGATTACAGATAGCGATACGATACGAATATCAACTATTGATTCAGTTGCTTACTATATTAACGATTCCGTTTACTTTGAAAAAATCGTTAGATTCCGCGATTCCGTTATTTTTTTTAAGAATATTTATATTCCCAAAACGAAATGGCAAACCCGCATAGAATATAGGTACAAAACGCAATTAGTTAAGCAAGACGTATTAAAGTATAAATACATTTATAAGGATAGCAAGGAAAAGCGCAAAGAAGTTCAACAAGAAAAGCGCAAAAGGAATTGGAGTTTATTTTTTTGGGGGTTTCTTTGCGGAATTGGTTTATTTTTTCTTTTAAGATTACTTGATAAATTAAGAAAAATAGTTTGATAAATACATTTAGACCAAGACTAACTCCCGACGAAGCGGAAGTTTTAAATAAATATCGCGCAATTAAAAAAGCGTCCGATGCTATTGGAATAAACGACGCCGACGTTAAACACGGATGGCTAAAAAATGACAAGGCTAGTTTATTCTTTAAAAACCCAAACTTTAAAAGCGAAGACGAACAAGGGTTAAATTTAATTAAATTAGAATGTATTGAAGCCGTAAAAAACCACGCGCCAAAATACGACAAACCAAAGTTTGAAAAAACGGACGATTCTCATTTATTAGTTATTGATATTGCCGACTTACATATTGGAAAACTTAGTTCCGTTTTTGAGGTTGGCGAAGATTACAATAGTCAAATAGCCGTAAAACGCGCAAAGGACGGTATGCAAGGAATATTAAACAAAGCGCAAGGGTTTAAGATTGATAAAATTCTATTCGTTGCAGGAAACGATATTTTACACACGGACAACACGAAACGAACCACAACAAATGGAACGCCACAAGATACCGACGGCTTTTGGTTTGAGAATTTTATAATGGCTAAAAACCTTTATATTGAACTATTGGAAAAATTACAAACAATAGCAGAAGTTGAAGTTGTTTACAATCCAAGTAATCACGATTTAACACACGGCTTTTTTCTTTTGCAGTTAATAGAAGCGCATTTTCATAAAAGTTCAATTCGTTTTAATGTAGATTTAAAACATCGCAAGGCGTTTAAATACGGAACTAACTTAATTGGCACGACACACGGCGACGGAGCGAAAACGGAAAACTTACCTTTGTTATTAGCTACGGAATTTCCGATACTTTGGAGCGAAACAAAACACCGATACATTTATAGCCACCACGTTCACCACAAAACAAGCAAAGATTTCATCGGTTGCACGTTTGAAACGTTACGAAGTCCCAGCGGTACGGATTCTTGGCACTATAAAAAAGGATATACGGGCGTTCCAAAAGCCGTTGAAGGCTATATACACCACAAAGAACACGGGCAAATTGCTAGATTAACCCATATCTTTTAAGTTTTTGTCACAAATCTTTGCATAATTGCGCCTATTTTAAGGGTATTTCCTTACTTTCTTATTTAGAATCATTCTAAATTTGTTAATTATTTAAAAAAAATGTTAATTAAATTTGGTGGTTAAATTAATACCCTTTATATTTGTGTATAATTAAACACGAAACAATTAATTTTAACCTTTAAAAACTAACAAAATGAGCGAAACGGGAACACAAATTAAATTTGGAAACGGAAAAATTTTTAATATTTATGCAAAACTAACAAAAAATGGAGTTAGATTTTATTATTTTTCAAGGATGCAAAACCGATATTTTCCAATATCAAAAAATGATATTAATGAGTATATTTTATTAACCAATAAAAACCAAACCAAATGAAAAACTTTATTGAAACGCTAGACTTTTTAGAAGAGCAGCAAAAAGCAAACGAGTTAACTACTCACCAGCTCCATTTAATTATACAAACGATGGCGACATTTGTAAACGATGAAAACCTAAAAGAAATCGAAACGGCATTTAACATTTTTAAAAACTAAGCTATGAAAACTAAACTAAAAGACTTAATTTATTATTTCACACCCCTTACAAACGAGCATAGGGACATTTTAAGCACGTCTGTTGCATTCGTTTTATTCTGGGCGTGTATTTATACCTTTTGCTATATTACTAATCTTTAAAACCAAACAAATGAAAATAGAAGATTTAGAAGTTGAAACGGGAACGGCATTACTACACGAAGAAATTGACGGCGTAGAATTTATATTAAATTTCGGTTGGAATTTTATTAGCCACGTTGAGGAGGGCGACACGAAAATAGATGTTTACTGCGAAGACGGCGTACAATATATAAACGGAGTTCCGCACCCGTATTTCCCAAACGCTGAAGAAATGCGCGAAATAAAAGCAAAGATTGAAGATATAATTTCCGAAGATTATTTTTCCTACGGGTTGTCTGAATGGATTGAGGGACAAAGACCAGACCGCGACTATTATAATGAATACTAAAACCAATAAAATGAAAACACAAAAAATACAAGAAAACGAATTCACACCAATAAGACCAAACGTTATGGCTTGCGTTCGTTGGTGGCGTAATCAATCAATCCAAGAAGACAAGGGCGGGAGCTTTAACCTTGAATTATATTTAGACTATTTAAACGAACAAGATTTTAACCAGAATAAAACATTTAACGATGAACAATAAAAAAACAGCGGTACAAGAAGTGTTTAGCGAATTAGAAAAATTACACCCTAATTTATTTAATGTTTACACAACTGAAGGCAAAGAATTTATTAACCATTTTCATAAGTATTTAAAAATTGAAAAACAGCAAATAGTTGACGCTTGGTTTGGTGGCTATTTAAACGGAGAAATAAAAAACGGATTAGCAAGTGAAGATTATTATAATAAAACCTTTAAAACAAAACAAGATGAACCAATTTAGAATAATGCGAATAATAAAATTAATGCAATTTTTACAAATTAAACCGCGACCAATTAATTCAATGGCACGCTATCTTGGAATAAGTCAACGGTCCGTTTATCGTTATTTAAAAATGTACGAAAAAATAGGCTATCAATTAGAAAAAATTAATAATAAATACTTAATCAAATGAAAAGATATAAAATAACTTACAACTATTTTTTAGACGGAAAAAAGCGTTTAGGAATAAAAATTTTGGAAGCATACGACCGCGACCACGCTATTTTAAAAATGGATTTATATAGACCACTAATATTAAAAGTTGAAACATTATGATACAAAGAATTAAAGAAATAATCGAAGAACAAGGATTAAACAAGAATTGCAGAAAACAAAATTTAGTTCACCAGCGAGCGTATTTATTTAACCTGCTACGGAAACACGGAGTATATTTTAGAGAAATAGGCGAAATGTTTAACTTACACCATTCAACTATTTTACACGGTGCTAAAATGGCGGAACTACACGAAGGGAATAACGACCAACTTTATTTTTTAGATACTATTGAACTACAAAAAGAATTTGGAAACGTTGAAGTAATAAACGAAGAACGAAATTTAATCGAAGACGTTATTAAATGCAGAAATATGAACCAGCTTTTAATAATTCAAGGACGTTTAAAAAATTTTCAATATAAAAGTTTTAATAATAGAGCTGAATATTAAAAATTTAGTTATATTTGCGTTATGGTTCGGTCTCACAATATAAGAACACTAAAAATTATTACCCTTTTTAATGAAGCGGACGTGAGACCCCGCAGATTTAAAGAGGGTTTTTTTTTACTTAAAATTTAACAAAATGGCAGAAAACAAAAAGGGATTTATTTTATATTCCGACATTCAATCAATGATTGACAAACTACCAGACGAGTACGCGGGAAAACTATTTAAACACCTTTTAGCGTATGTAAACGATGAAGAACCAACAACCGATGATATTATTTTACAAATTGCTTTTGAACCAATTAAACAAAGTTTAAAACGGGACTTAAACAAATGGAATGACAAAATTAACAAACGGAGCGAAGCGGGAAAAATTGGGGCAAACGTACGTTGGCAAAAGCAAACGATAGCAAACGATAGCAAACGCATAAAACCGATAGCAAAAATAGCTGATAGTGTTAATGTTAATGTTAGTGTTAATGATAAAGTAAAAGTAAAGAATGAAAAAGAAATTATTTTAGATTCTTGGATTGATTATAGAAAGTCCGCAAAAAAGGCTTTAACAAAACAAAGCATAGATTCTATTTTAGTTAAAATGGAAAATTACACAAATGAACAATGTAAGTTTGTAATAAACAATTCAATCGAACAAGGATGGCAAGGATTGTTTTGGGACAAAATACAAACAATACAAGAAGTAAACACACCCTCAAAATGGAAAGCACCGTGGAGTTAAATGGATTTAAAATAACCGAAGCAGGCGACGTAATAACCGACTTGTTTAAATATCGAGATACATACAATCAAAAAGGAAAATATTTAGGCTTTGAAAAAATGCACGAACATTATTCAATGAGTTTGGGAAATTGTACCGATTGGACGGGTTTTCCGATGTCTGGAAAAACGCAAGTTCTTATGGAATGTTTAATGAATACGTCTAAATTTTACGGATGGAAGCATTTAGTTTATTTTCCCGATGTTGGTTCAAATGTTGAAATTATAGCAGACTTAATAAACAAAAAAACGGGTAAAAGTTTTAACCCTTTGGATAGAAACGTAATTCAAGATAGAGAAATTACCCAAGCGATTGACTGGGTTTTAAACCATTTTAAAGTATTGACTAAAAAAGATGTAAAAGCCAAATTAACGCCCGTTCAATTTTGGGATATGGCGGTTGAATTAAAAAAACAAGGAGAATTACACACCGCTTCAATTGATAGTTGGAAGGATTTAAACCACCCTTATAATGAGTTTGGGGGTTACGCTCAATATTTAGAATATGTTTTACCTTACCGAAATCAAATAGCTGAAGACAACGATTTACATTTACATACGATTATTCACCCGAAACTAACTGAAAAGGAAAACGGCAAAAGAAACGCGCCCGTACCTTACGATTTAAAAGGCGGTTCGGAATGGTTTAATAGTGGTAAATGTATGATAACCGTACATAGACAAGACCCAACGTTTAACCTTGCTGAAATACACTTTAATAAAATTAAACCACGTTCAAACGGAAATATTGGAATGATAGAAATTTGGTTTGACAAAGAACGTTTAAGTTATTTTGAACAAACAAACCCAGCGCCAAATATTTATCAAAAAGCGTATGCAACTAAACAAATAATTAACCAATAAAAACACGAAAAAATGGAACTACAAATTTTAAAAGCCAGAACGATTTTAAGAAAAACTTTACTTAAGTTAGAAATTAGCAGAAAAGAAATCGAAGCAAAAAACGAACACCGAACCGACTTAATAAATTCAATGCAGGAAACTGAAAACGAACTAAGCGAAGTATTAACAACTTTTTTAATTATGGAAAAACAATCAAGGGAATTTTCACAAAGCGCGTATAGGTTGGAGCGCCTAAACTTAGATTTAAAATTTGAGAATAAGCAACTACAAAACGAAATTGAAGCTAATAATTTTTAAAATGAAAGCAGTAAAAAACAAATTAACAAACGATTTAAACAACAACGAAGCGTTTAAATTTAAAAACGATACGACAAATTACCGAGTAATTGATTGGGTTTATTATGTAAAAGAGGGAACAAAAAAGAAAAAATTATTACCGAGTAAAACGTACGTAATTACATTTAAAACAATTTAAGATGAAAAAATGTAAAAATTGCAAGGCGGAATTTACTCCAATAAAATTTAACCAAAAATATTGTTTGGAATCGGAATGTATAAAAATTTGGATTGAAGCCACAAAGCAAAAAGAATGGAAAACACGTAAACACGAAATAAAGGAAAAATTGCAAACCGTTCAAGAACTTACAAAATTAGCTCAAACTTACTTTAATAGCTTTATAAGAAACCGCGACCGAAACAAAGGTTGTATTTCTTGCGGTACTCAATTAGGGCAAAAATTCGATGCGTCGCATTATTATTCAGCTGGAGGACATTGTAACGTTAGATTTGATGAAGACAACGTACACGCAAGTTGTGTATATTGCAATCAGTATTTACACGGCAACCTTTTAAACTATCAAATAGGATTAGTTAAACGTATAGGAGAACGAATATTTGAACTAAACGAAAAGGCACACCAAACCCGAAAATTTACACGCGAGGAACTAAAAGAAATAATTGAAATATATAAATTAAAATCTAAAGAATTAGAAAATAAATAAAAGATGAAGCATAACAACGATTTTAAGTTTGACTTACAAGTTGGGAAAACATACGAAAACCAATTAGCCGAATTACTACAAAAAAAAATAGAAGTTAAACGTGATTTTAGAGCAATCGAAACGGGCAATATTTTTGTTGAATACGAAAGCCGAAATAAACCAAGCGGACTAGCAACAAGCGAAGCGCATTATTGGGTTTATTGGTTGAGCGAAAAGCATTTTATTACAATAGAAAAAAACGAATTAAAGATACTTTGTAGAAAATATTTAGGAACTAAACGCGATGTTTTAGGCGGGGACAACAACACCAGCAAAGGAATTTTATTACCAATAATAGATTTTTTAAAAATAAATTAAAATAAATTAAAATAAATAGTTTTATATTAAAATATAATACTTATATTTGAAAATAATTACTAACCAATTAAAACAAAAAACAATGAAACATCTATTTAAAAGTTTAGCTGAATTTCAACAAGAAGTTCCAACAATTCACAAAGCAACGCAAGGTTACGGCTACACGTACGCGGACTTACCAAAAATCTTTGAAGTAATTAACCCACTATTAAAAAAACACGGATTAGGGTTTACCCAATTGATTCACGGCACGGATTTAATAACGATTATTTTTCACGTTGAAAGTGGCGAAACGCTCGAAAGCAAAACTTGTATTCCGCAAAACGTACAATTAAAGGGAATGAATGATTTTCAAGTTTTTGGAAGCGCTTGTACCTACTTGAGAAGGTACTCATTATCGAGCGCTTTAGGATTAGTTACGGACAAAGACACGGACGCAGGGGGCGAACAAGTAAAGACCGAAGTAAAAACCGAAGTAAAAAAGGTTGCTATTGACGATAAAAGATTAGCTAAAGCAATTAAAGCAATAAGCGATGGCGGTTATACAATAGACGAACTTACAAAGACGTTTGAATTAACGCCAGAACAACTTAAAACGATAGCGCAATGAAAATAAGAAGCTCCTCAATAGGCAAAATAATGACGAACCCCAAAACAAAGGGGGAGTTGTTAAGTCAAACAACTAAAACTTATTTGCTAGAATTAGCAGTTGAAGAACTTTACGGAATACGCAAAGAATTTAGCTCACGTTACACCGACAAAGGAAACGAAGTAGAAGAACTATCAATTGCACTTTGCAACGACGTTTTGAATTTAGGATTCATTTACAAAAACGAAGAACATTTTAGCAATGATTGGATTACAGGAACGCCAGACGTAAACACGAACGAAATTTTATTAGACGTAAAGAGTAATTGGGACGCGTTTACGTTTTTTGAAAAGGTATTGGATGACGACTTGAAAAATAAAGACTATCTTTACCAATTGCAAGGTTATATGTGGTTAACAGGCAAAGAAGAATGTTTACTTTGCTATTGTTTAATTGACACCCCGTTACAAATCGTTGAAGACGAAATTAGAAGGGAACATTGGAAACAAAGTTTAATCGAGGAAAGTTTGGATTTAAGAGCGTTTGTACAAGCTAAGCATACATTCGGACATATACCAAAAGAAAAGCGCTTAAAAACGTTTAAAATAGCAAAAGACGACGAAGTAATTGAAGCAATCAAAACACGAATAGAAGAATGTCGCGAATATTACAACGAACTAATAATAAAACTATGATAATTTTACTATCAATAATTCTTGCCCCTGCAATTGTTTGGGGTTGGGTTTGCACTATTGCACTAACAATTAATTATTTTAAAAAATGAAAGTAACGGGAAAAATCCACAACGTGGGAACGCTTAGAGTCGTGAGCGAAAAGTTTAAATCAAAAGATGTTGTATTATTAACGGACGAAAAATTTCCGCAGTATATTAGCATCCAATTTACTCAAGACAAAACCGAGTTAATAACCCAAAACGATGTCGGGCAACAAGTCGAAGTTAGTATTAATTTACGGGGGCGCGAATGGAAAAGTCCACAAGGCGAAATAAAGTATTTTAACACGATTGAAGGTTGGCAAATTAACACGGCAGAAAGAGCAAATGAAATAGTAGCTGAAAGATTAGCTGAAATGCCACAAGCTCCATTTAAATTAGACGAAGACGATTTACCATTTTAATAAAGAATAAGGGGTAAAAGTTGCCCCTTATATTAAACCAAAATGATATGAAAGCAACACTAAAATATAACTTGCCAGAAGACGAATTCGAATTTAATTGTGCGGTAAAATCTACAAAAATGTATTTTGCACTAACCGAAATAAAAGACGAACTACGAGCAATTTTAAAACACGGAGAATTACGAGACGACCAATATAAATTTATTGATAAGATGAACGAAAGGCTTCACGAAATTTTAAGCGACAACGAAATAAATTTAAATTTATGTTAATAGACGATTATAGTTTACGCGCTTATTTACGCGAAGCGTTGCAAACACGAACACGAAACCAAGTAGTAAAAGAAATAAAAGGTAGAGGGGAAAAATTCCACCAATACAACATCGATAGGTTTTTAGCTGGTAAAGACGTAAGTTTGGAAACCGCAAAGAAAATTGACAAGTATATTTACCGATTGAAACTACAATAAGTTTACAACCCCTTTAATTAGGGGTTTTTTTATTAACCATAAATTGTTAAAAAATTAATTGTTACTTTGATTAAAAATTAATCATAACTTTAGCAAGTGGAATGGATAAACAAAATAGTAGCGAATCATAAAGAATGGGTTAAGATAGTTAACTCGTTTGGCGAATATTTTTTTGCTGAAGACATAGTGCAGGAAACATATTTAATGCTTATCAAGTGGAGTAGCGAAGAAAAACTTTATACGAATGGCAACTTAAACAAAAGTTATGTTTGGCTTGCGCTCAAGAATACATTTTTACAACACGTTAATAAAGCAAACAAAATGCAAAAAGTTGATTTAGATTCCATCGCGATGTTGGCGGACGAAGCTCCAGAAATAGAAAAACACGAATCATTTAATTACTTATTGAACCAAGTAGAAAACATCGTTGACGATTGGCATTGGTACGACCAAATGTTATTCAACCTTTATAAAGATTCCGATATGTCGATGAGGGAAATAAGCAAGGAAACTAATATAAGCGTAACGAGTATTTTCCACACGCTGAAGTATTGCAAAACACGAATAAAAGAAAACATAAAAGAGAATTACGAAGATTACCAAAACAAAGATTACGAGTTAATAAAATGAAAGTAGAAAAAAGCGTTTTAAAAGATATGATTTTATTTACTAAATTTAATGCTAAACAATTAAAGCAACTTAATTTTAATTTTTGGTTGTCTTGTGAATATAAAGAATATCCGAAAACATTTTTAGGATTGAAAATAATTAAAACAAAAATACTAAAAGACGAAACAATATTATTAGGAACAGAAGAACAATTTATTAAATATAATTTATAATTATGGCACGACCAAGAAAAAAAGCAATTGGATTAGGGGACACGATTGAACAAGTTTTAGAAGTAACTAAAATCGCAAAAGTAGCAAAATGGATATTAGGCGAAGATTGCGGATGCGAAGAACGAAAGGAAAAACTAAATAAGTTATTTCCATACGCAAAACCAAAATGCTTAACCGAAGACGAACATACTTATTTAACTGAAAGTAAAGTTTTAGATAAGAACGTTTTAATCCCCAGCGAACAACGGGAACTATTAACTATTTACAATCGTGTCTTTTCACAAAGAAGGCAACCCACAAGTTGCGGGAGTTGTTTACGTGAAGTAGTTAACGGGTTAAACAAAGTTGTAAACGAATACAACGAAGAAGAAAAATTAAATAATTAATACTTTTTTTAATAATGGAAGATAGAAGAAAGAACAACGGAGGGCATAAGACGAACGGGGGAAGGCATACAAAGGCAGATGAAGCAAAAGTTAATACATTATTCGTTGAAGGTTTAAAACGCCTTTACAACAAAGATACGGACGACGAAAATAAAATTAGTTTTGTAGTTACTTTATTAGAATCACAACGCGGACAAATATTTATTGCAGAACATTTATTTGGCAAACCAAAAGAAACGGTTGAAACAACATTAAGCGTATCTAATTTTGACGTAAAAGACTTATTTAAAATTGATAGTATTAAACCCGAAATTTAATTACTTAGGTACGGACTCGCGTTACTTTATTGTAACGGGTGGTCGGGGTTCGTCAAAGTCGTATAGCGTTACCACGTTTTTATTGTTGCTTACAAGGGAAAGCGGACACGTTGTATTGTTTACACGTTACACTTTGGTTTCTGCGGGTATATCAATCATTCCCGAGTTTATAGAAAAGATTGAGTTAATGGAAATGCAAGATAGTTTTATTGTAACAAAAGACGAAATAATAAATATTCAAACGGGTTCTAAAATAATATTTAAAGGAATCAAAACAAGTTCTGGAACTCAAACGGCAAACTTAAAATCTTTACAAGGTGTAACAACTTGGGTACTTGACGAAGCCGAAGAACTAACCGACGAAGATACGTTTGATAAAATAGATTTATCTATTAGACACAAGACAAAACAAAACCGCGTTATACTTATTCTCAATCCAACGACAAAGGAACATTTTATATACGACAAGTTTTTTGAAAGCAAAGGAATAGAACAAGGAACAACCACAATAAAAAACGATACTACGTACATTCACACGACATACCTTGACAACATCGAGAACCTTTCTCAATCCTTTTTAACTCAAGTTGAACATATCAAAACACGAAGACCCGAAAAATATAAGCACACAATTTTGGGCGGGTGGCTAGACAAAGCCGAAGGTGTTATTTTTACCAATTGGAAAATCGGACAATTTAGAGAAATAGGAACAAACGTTTACGGGCAAGATTACGGATTCAGCGCAGACCCGACAACCTTAGTTAAAACGAATATAGATAAAGCAAACAAAGTTATTTATGTTAAACTACTATTTTACAAGCAAGCATTAACGACAAGCCAGATAGCTAGATTAAATTCGGAGTTTGCCGACAAAGATTTAATAGTAGGGGACAATTCCGAACCGCGATTAATAAGCGAACTAAACGCACTTGGTAATAATGTAGTTGCAACAATCAAAGGAGCGGATAGCGTAATTTATGGTATAAGTTTATTACAAGATTACGACTTGGTAATATCAGAAGATAGTATTGATTTAATCAAAGAATTAAACAATTATTCGTGGTTGGAAAAGAAAAGCAAAACACCAATAGACAAACATAACCACGCTATCGACGCGTTACGCTATGCGGTTTCGTACCAATTAGCAAACCCAACAAAGGGATTATATTTTATAAGATGACAAACGATATTAGCGTAATGGTTGCAGTTGTAGAAGAATACATATACCAACGCAAAGGGGTTAAAGTAAAGATTGATATGTCTAATTCACGAACGTTCGTTAGACACTTTGAAATGCTTTTATACGCGTACGAAATAGCGGTTGCATATAACAATAAACCAAAAACTTAATTATATATTTATGAAATTAGAATTAACCATTCCGACGGACTTAAACGAAATTACCTTAGGGCAATACCAACAATTTGTCAAGGTAAAAGAAACCACGAACGATACCGAAATGCTAGCCGAAAAAATGATTCAAATTTTCTGCGGTATTGAATTAAAAGATATAATCAATATAAAATATTCCGAAGTGATTAAGTTAGTTGCTCACTTTAATAAATTGTTTTCCGAGACCCCAAAGTTTACACCTACTTTTAAAATAAAAGACTTGGAGTTTGGTTTTATTCCCGACTTACAAAATATAAGTTTTGGCGAATACGTAGACCTTGAGGAAAATTTAAAAAGCTGGGAAACTTACCACAAAGCAATGGCGGTTATGTATCGACCAATTAAGATGAAAGCAAAAGACG